ATGATAGAGATATCAATGCATCAACAAACATTTTAAAAGAAGGGTTACGAATTTTAGAGTTAATATAATTTCAATATATAAGAACCGTAGGACATATGGGGAATAGCCTATTAAGATACTAGACCTATGGCTATAATTAACATTTTTATTATAGTTAAGTTTGGCGTAAATAGGAATCTCATCACTTTTAAGTGGTGTGAGGATGTCAGATTGAGTTATATGATGATACTGCTTTACGTATAGAAGAATTATTAGCTAATGCTATCCCAGCTGGTAAGAATTGGAAAACTGCTAAACAGTTGAAAGATACAGGCAATGCTGTTACGCAGGGTAATGTAGATTGGCAAAATTCGGAAAATAAAAAGAAAGATGAAGAATCTGAAAAGGCTAATACATATACAAAAGAAGATGAAAAGAAAGACCCTACACATAAAGAAGGTACTAAAAAGAATGTAAGTGCTAAACAAGAGGGAAATGTTAGGTGTCGATATGGTTGGTGTAATAGAAAAGGTCAAGTTATTGAGGATATATCTTTAATTGGCAAGGCTTTAAAATATACACTTAACTTTGAGGGGCCTGCATTAACTTTAACACTAAACTGTGTAGCTGAATCAGATGTTAACTCTACTAAGAAGTTAAACATGACTTTTGATGTAGCTACTTATGGTGGAAAGCCGTCTGAAATTGTACGTGCTATGTGTCAAAAAGCTGGTATTGCTATTGGTAGAATTGTAGAGACTAAACCTATTCTAGGTGAGGATGGTAAACCTAAAGAATTTAAAACTGAGACTAAGAACATGAGGGAATTTATTTCCGATGAATTATTAGAAAAGTCTGAGCCTTTAGATTCTGATAAGCCTGGGTATCGTTATTTCACACAAGTTGTAGATGGTGTAGAGAAGGCTTTTTTCGTACCGAATGAAATGTATGGTGATATGACTGTTGTTACCTATAAGAAGATGGAAGATACTACTTCTTCTACAAGTGCAACGACTGCTAATAATGGTGGTAATGCTGTAGGTAATGAAGCATATCTAAAAGTTATGGGTGTTTCTTCTCATGTATTAGGGAATAATCGTTCTTCAGATGTTAGTGTAGTTGGTAGTGGTAAGGTCATTTTTGTAGGTGATTCTAGGGTTAAAGATTTAAGTGTGTCAATACCTATAAATAAGGACATAGCATATATCTATGATGAAAAGGCTAATTATAGGTGGTTAAAAGATAATATAGATACAATAAAAAGTCAGGCATCTTTAGGTAGTCGTATTTATATGATGCTTGGGTTAAATGACTTAGATAATATCATTAATTATGTAGATTATTATAACTTATTAGCACGTAAATTTGAGTCTATGGGTGTTCAGTTCTTTGTTGTTTCTGTTCTACCTGTATTCATGGCTAAATCAATAATCAAAAATAGTAAGATACAGGATTTCAATCGTGCTATATCAGATAATCATTGTAGGGAACTTCATTATGTTGATATATTTAATTCTATTCTATTGTCACTAAAGAGTAATAATACTAAGGAAGATGGTATATCATATAATAAAAGGTTAATGCAAGATGTCTATAATCGTATCATCTATTATAAAGAGACAATTAATAGTGATAGACATTATGATGTAGCTAATAAGGGTAGGATAATCAATGGTGTAGAATTTACTACTCATAGTGTTCCTGATATGCTTAGTCGTTCTTCTTATCAAGGCAATGTATCTGAGGTAGAGACTTATGGTGATGATGCTTTCATTGAAGAATTGATTACAAAATATGTAGCTGTGGCTTTGGCTGAATCAGATTCAGAAGATATTGCTACATTGTTGTCTGATTTAGATGATTTACGTAAGTATTTACTAAGTATTCAAGAAGGTTCTTTAAAGTCACCTCTAGGTTCAACTGCTACAATAGGTAATGTAAGTCCTTTGAGTTCATCTGAAAAGGTTTCTAAACCTGATATGAATAAGATAACTCAATCTTTCATGAGGATTTTTGGTAAAGATAAAATAGATGGGGATATTACTAAGTATATTGATTTAGTTAATAAATTTAGTGGTTCTATTCAAGGAAAAGACTCAAAGACTATAGATGATTATGCTAATGTATTTAAAAGCATTGTAGGTTATAGTAGTGTTTCTAGGATAGTATCAGATGCTGTTAAACTTATTTCTGAGAATAGGGATAAAATACTTAATAATCAAGAAAACAATAAGACAGCATTATATGGTGGAATAGCAGATAGTCTTTTAAATACTCTATTACCAAATCAATCACCTAACATTAAAAAGATTCGTGATAAGATTACATCTGTGATGTCTTTAGATAATGATAAAATCAGAAGTGGTGATTATGGAGAAATAGAATCTCTTATTTCAAAAGAATTAGGGATTAACAATACTGCTATTGATACTTATGTAAAGACTGCTAAGACTTTAGTTGAGTTGTATAAGAATAGGGAGTATTTTGATATAAAAGATACTCGTTTCATGGCTAAAGATTTATTGACAAGTGTTGTTGGTAAAGAAAAAGTAGAGAAGGTACAAAAATATGTAGATACTGCTCAAAATATCTACAAGGCATTGAATGGTGCTAAAGACGTGACTAGTGTTCAAGGTGCTATTCAAGGATTATCAGATGTGTTAGGGAAGAAGTCTAAGATTTCTAAGTATATAGATACTGCTAATTCTATGCTAGATATTGTCAATAAAGGACAAGTAGGAACTACGATTTTTGATACAAATAATGGTATTGGTAATATTATTAAAGGTCGACTACCTCAATTAACTAAGCCTGGTTCTTTAGGTGGTATTGTAGCATCTACGACTGGCATTGCTAATGTGTCTAGAGATGAAGTTTTAAAAGCGAATATACCTAATAGTGTTAATAGTGGTGTTGTAGGTCTTAATGGTGCTTTAAACAATGCTACAAAAGGTGCTAATATCAATTTAGGGAATGATGGTATCACAGATGAAGAGATGAAAAAAGGGGTACGCTCTATTACTTTTGGTGGTAAAAAGCAAAAGATGGAGATTTGTGGTGAATTTGAGATTTATACAGGTCGTAGAGATAGTCAAGTAATTAGTTTCTCGCCTGAGTTTGAGTCTGATAAGATTGCTACAGATAAAGTACCTACAAATGCTTTAAGTATCGATTCTGTTCGGAATGAGATGCTAGAGTGTACTATTGAGGGTATTGGTGGTAGTCTAGCAAGTGATGCTTATAAAGATAGAGCAGAGTCAACTACTGGTGTTGGTGTAGTACTAGGTATGAGTGGTTCTTCTTTTAAAAACTTAGAATCATCAGCCGCTAGTATGTGGTCTAGATACTTTAGTTCAGTATATGGGGCTAGTCTTGAGATAATGGGCAATACTAAAGTTAAGTTTGATGGTCATATCAAGATTGCAGTCTATACAAAATATGGTTTTTTACATCATACAAGTGGTGTATATCATATTCAAGGGATTACGGATACTATTTCAGATGGTATGTTTACTACTTCTTTGGATTTACAAAAGAATAGTGATAAAGCTAGACAGAAATTGAAGGGAGAAAGTGCAAAGAAATTGGATACAAATAAAATTAGTGATACAGATGGCAAATATTGGGTAAAACAAAATACAAGTGTTTCTGTTGAGGGTTGTATTAAGGATGTACCTAATGCATTAGAAGATTTAGGTAAGTGGTTCTATGATAGAACTGGTCATAAATTAGTATGTACTGCTGGCACAAATGGTGAGCATGCAAGTGGTCCACATAGTCATGCTAATGGTTGGAAGATAGACGTTAATGATTGGTTCGGTCCTGAAGGTTTATCTGGTGGTTGGATTATCAATAGTGATGATAGTCCTGGTAGCTTGTGCTACGAGTTCATTGAATATGGTAGGTCTATTGGTTTAGGCATGAACTTTGAAGGAGACCATATCGATGTTCAAATGGATGGTTCTGAATGGAACGATAATAACCCTGGTGGTAAACAAGATAATGGTGGTTATAGGGGTTAATCTATATGTCAGTAAATAGTAATGACTTCTATGGTAGCTTGCAAGCACCTACGGAGTTAGGTGGTATATTTCGTGCTAGGGTTGAGAATAATGTAGACCCTTTAGGTATAGGTAGGGTTCAAATACGTGTACCTATGATTCATCGTACTATTTCGAGTGGTGGCACTTCTACTGAATCATTACCTTGGGCATCTTATTGTTCATCTATTGGTGGTGGATATAATTACGGCTCTTTTATTGTACCTGAGATTGGTGAGTATGTATGGGTCATGTTCGAGGATATGGATTCAAATAAGCCTGTATATTTAGGTTCTGTGTTTGGGACTGATTCTACTTTAGAAAAGAGATATGGTAGTGAAGAGACTATTGGTGTATGGAGTGGTGTAGTAGGTGCTAATGAAGTGCCTATCGAATCACAGCGTGAATCTCCTACTCATAAGATGATATACAAATCTCGTCATGGTTCTATGATGTATTTTGACACCGATGATGAGACAAATTCTATTGGTATTGAAGATGCTAATGGTCAGAAGTTTAAGATTTCATCAGCTGAGGGAAAAGAATTTATTCTCATGGAAGGTGAGAATAATGTATTAGTTAAGATACATGATGGCAAGATTGACATAGGGTATGAAGGTGGTAGAGGGATAGAAGTTATTCCTAACAGTGGTAATATTACATTAAAAGCAAGTGGTGCTACTATTACAATATCGGATTCTATTACTATGTCAGCTGATAGTGTTAGTGTAAAATCTAATTCTTTCAAAGTAAATTCTAATAGCATACGTATGCAAGCAGATAATGTTAGGATTATAGAGAGTTAATTCTTTACAGATAAGATTTAATGTGTTATACTTCATATGTAATTAAGTTTTCTTTTCATTTTCTTAATTACAGGAGTTTATTTTGTACATAAACTTCGCTCCTTTCAAATATGAACACAGTTCAAAAATAGCGTACTCATGTAAAGTGGGTACGCTATTTTTGTGTTAATTTAGATATGTGAATTAATTATATATTAATGGGAGAGGTATGTGAGTAAATAAAAATTAGTGGCATAGGTATAGGTGATTTTATGGCTTTTTACTACAATCAAGAATTTAAGAATACAATAGCTGGTAGTGGCTTATCCTTGTCAAAGACATTTAAGCAAAACTTTAGATATGGTAAGGGAATAACGAATGTAATAAGTGGTGAAGATAAGATTAATGAAAGTATCTATACTATATTATCTACTAGGGTTGGTGAAAGATTTTTTCTACCTGAATTTGGTAGTAGGTTACATTTAGTTATTTTTGAGCAAAATAGATTTGTTGCCCATGATTTAATTTCAATTTACATAAAAGAAGCTTTAGGAAATTGGGAAAAGAGAATCGTTGTAGAAGATGTTAGTTTAGGTAGTAATTGGGAAGATTCTAATACCGTACCTATACATATAACATATCGCATAGCTAATAGTAATATTATGGGTTCATATGTATATCCTTTTAATAGGTCTATTGATGGTGTGGATATGTATGAATTAGGTGGTGCTGTAAGTACTACATCGTACTAGAGGGGAGGTAATAAGTATTGGCTAGTAGTAACAATAGCTTATCATATACAAATAGAGATATTGTTAGCATACGTAAAGAATTAATAAATACTATACCAAAATTGACAGATAAGTGGACTGATTTTAACGAATCTGATTTAGGTATTACACTTATTGAGTTAATGGCTGGTGTTCAAGATATGCAAAACTTCTACTTGGATACACAGGCTTTTGAGACTTATTTAGATACTGCAGTTCAAGATAAGAATGTCAGAGCGTTATTACGTTCTATGAACTATCGAATTCCATTAGCTAAGTCATCTGAATGTAAGGTTAGGGTTGTATTTGTTAATAATGATAGTAGGGAGATAACAATTCCTAAATATACCTCTTTCACAAGTAGTATAAATTCAAGTGTAGTAAACTTTGTTGCAAAAGAGACAATTACAAAGAGTGGTTCTTTTGATTATATAGATATTCCTGTTATGGAAGGTATTGCTAGAACTGTGACGTGGTCAAAGGATGATTTAACATCAAATAAAAATGTTGATGGCGATGTATCAAGACGTATTTATTTAGGATATAAGAATGTTTCAGATGGCTCTGTTGAGATTGTACAGCATGGCAATATTTGGAAAGAGTGCGATGATGCGTTACTAAAATATGAAGGTGGTAGATGGTATTCTGTTCATGTTGATAGTGATGGTCAAGTGTATGTTTTAATGTCTGTCAATTTTCTGCAATTAGTAGAAGATGGTGATAGTTTAGATATTAACTTTGTGGCTACAAATGGTGTTAAAGGTATCATAGATATGGATACTATTGATACTATTAACTTGAATATACAAGATGTACAGCGTATTTATAATACAACAAAGTCATATGATGCATCAGATTCTCCTAGTAGTGCTGATTTACAGAATATGAAAGTATTGGCTAGACGCAATGCTGTAACTATGGGACGGTATATTACATTAGAGGATTTTGAGACTGCAGTATATGAGCAGTCTTATGTATTCCAAGCAGTTGTCAAAGATTGGAAATATTCTGATTATGTTAGTGAGCCTTATGTAGTTAAAGTGTGGGCAGTTAATACCTTAGGTGAATCTCTAGGGGAATTGACTCGTGAGAAATTAAAGAAAGAATTAATGTCTAAGGCTATAGCAGATGTAACTGTACAAGTTTTAGAAGTAGAGTCAATAGATTTTAATATTGATGTAGATGTTGTATTGTCTGTTGATAATGAGACTGCTAAGGAGAGGTTACGAACTGAAATAATTTCATTCTTAAATACGACGTATCGAGCAGAGAATATGTCATTTGGTGAGAACATATCTTATTCTCTTATGACTTCAAGGATTAAAGCATATTCTCCTTATATTAAAGATGTAGTTGTACGTACTCCTAGTAAAGATATAGAAGTAGGTAATATTCAATTTCCGAGGTTAAACAAAATATCTGTAAGGGTTGTAGAAGAGTTGTAGGTAGGGGTTATGTATGAAGTTAGTTGATAGAATACGAAACAGTCGATACATGACATTAATACCTGAAAAATATCGTGAGAATGATGATTTTTTAGTATTTTTCTACTTATTAATACAACAGTTTGATATTAATGAAGAAAACATACGTAATTTCACTAAGTTAATTAATAATGATAGTGTTCCTATGAAGTTTCTTCAAGCATTGGGTGCTTATAACAACTATACATATCAGCACTTAGCAAAAAATGATTTCAATAGGGAACTCTCTATGCGTATGTTTGATATATGGGAACAGCGTGGTTCTAAGAAAGCTATCATTGACGCCGCAACATGGGGTGATAATGTAGGATGGGTTGGTGGTGATTTATGGATTCCAAATTACTATACTCATACACAGCCTGCTACATTTGAATTACCTAGAGATAGGATTTTTAGGCATAGTGTTTCTAAGTTCTCTAGTACTCATGTATTTCAAGATGGCAGAACTTATATGCCAGGTGTTATTTTACTCTCTGTACCTAATCTAACAAAGACAGTTAAGAAAAGGATATACGATGTAACTCCTGCTGGTAGGAAGTATATATTTCAAGTAGAATCTTCATTCTTTCCTAATGATGGGATTGATAAATTAGAAATAGGTTCTTATAATGAATTATCATTCTATAAGAAGATGAGGGTATATCCTAAGAATAAAAGAGAAGAAGTTCCACCTTATGATAGGGATACAGATATTGATTTCACATATGAAGTTGATATGCTTGTTGATATGGAAGAACTATGGGATATATTAATACATAGTCAAGTTAGGGGTAAGAAATATCATAGTGGTCATTTAACTACTATTACAAATAATGACTACATAATGAATATGGCTTGCTCGACTCTCCCTATTTCAAATTTGTCTAAGAAGTTTTCTGTTGATGGTAATAATAGTTTAACAGATAGTAGTTATAAGAAGTCTAGCACTGGTGAATATTTAGATACTTATAATAACAAGGGCATCGATGCAATTCATAGGGATATAAGTTCTATCTATAATAACAACATTGATTTAGATGTTCATAGAGAAGTTAGGTTGACTGCTGTTAGAAGTGAAAACTCTTCTAATCGTTCTGGTAATGGTAAGATGAGTGGTATCGAAGATGGTGTAATTGATGCTTTTGTACATGCAGAGCCTATTTTACCTAGTGACTCTTTATATTCTGTTGATGATGTAGCTGATTTACATGAATGGGAATATCGTGATGCTTTTTATTCTCATGGTGTAGAGATTAATACTGATAAGAAATGGGCAGATAAATTAGAGTTCACGCATACATTATTCCGTAGTATCTTATAGTTGTGAATTGATTAATATATAATAGTATAGTTTTATTTAATAATATTTAATGGGGGAACATTAATTTTGGCTATTTGTACGTTAAAAGCACATGTTTCTAGGGCATTAGATTTTTACAATAAGGAAGATATTTATTTTGCTATTGGTAAATCTACGCCTTGGGGTGCTAGTGATATAGATAATTTTGATGCATCTAGGGATTATGAAAACAATCCTCCTGTTCCAAAGAATACAGATGATATGAAAGAAATTGTAGGCTTTAAAAAAGCTGAATTTAAAGCAATGGTAGTTCAAGATGATAATGGTTCATTGGAATATCGTGGTGTAAATTGGCGAATTGTTTCACCTACAGATGCTGTTACAGAAGGTGCTAGGTGGGTATATATTTCCACTGAGTTGTCCTATGATGAATTACCAACTGATAAGCCTTATCGTCAAGTAGGCATCTATACTGGTTTAAAGAAGTCATCTTCAGTACAAGGTAATGTATATAACCTATTACCTAATCAAGTAACTGATAAAGGGTTGTTAGAAGTTATTGACTTTAGGAAGCCTGTATATCGTGATAGTGATGTTAGGGAAAAGTTGAAGATTATTCTAGAATTTTAAATTTGATGGGAGACATAGATGAGTATTGTTTCACAAAGTCCTTATTATGATAGGTATGACGATATAAAATCAGACCATCGTAAGGCTGGTTATACAAGAGTATTAGCTATTCCTGGTAGGGCAGAACAGGCATCTGAATTTAATGAGATACAGTCTATTCAAGAAGATTATTTATCTAGGATTGGCGATTCCTTATATAAAGATGGTTTTGTTATTAGTGGTTGCGAAGTAAATATCGCTAATAATTACATCACTATTGGAAGTGGTCGAATTTACTTAGGTGGTTTAATTCGGAATACAGAAGAAGTAAGGTTAGCAATTACAGGTGTTGGTAAAGAAAAAGTAGTAGCTACTTTGGTTACAAGTGTTGTTACTGCTACACAAGATAGTTCTTTACGTGACCCTGCTCAAAATGCTGAAAACTATAATCAAGTAGGTGCTAATCGTTTAAAGCAAGTAGTATCATTTTCTATTATTAGTGATAATAGTGCTTTAGGTGATTATTCTGCTGTAGTATATAACTTAAATGATGGTGTAGTTGTTAAAGAAGCTAAAACAGATAATTATTCTATTTTAAATGATGTATTAGCAAAACGTACATATGATGAAAATGGTAACTATAAAGTAGATGGGTTGAATCTTCAATCAGTAACTGAGGATGAAGGAGATAAGATTCGTTTATATGTAAGTGCTGGTAAGGCTTATATTCGTGGTTATGACGTAACTAAGCCTGCTATGAGTAGTATTTTGCTGAATAAATCTAAATCTACTCGTATTGTTACAAGTGAGACTCATTACTTCAAATCTTCAGTACGTAAATATAAATTATCAAATTCTCCTGTAGCTAGTATTCAGAACTTTACAGCTAGTGTTCTTGTTACTGGTGAGCGTAAATTTAGGGGTAATGTTAAAGGTGGTCAAGAAGCTTTAAATAATACTCCTGTACAAAGTATTGTTAGTGTATATACAAAGAATGCTCAAAATAATAAAGAGACTACTTATGTAAGTGGTAGGGATTATTCTTTATATTCTGACCAAGTCGATTGGTCTTTGACAGGCGATGGTGCTACTGAGCCTGTACAAGGTACTACGTATTATGTAGATTATATTTTTAACTACTCTATGAGGGAAGGTACTGATTTTAGGGTTGAAAATACAGTTGATGGTTCTTATATTGTATTACTAGATAATGGTAATAAACCAACTGAAAACTCTTTAATGTATTTTACATATAACTTCACTCTTGCAAGGAGAGATTTAATTCTTCTTGATAGTAGTGGTTATTTAAGTGTAATTGAAGGTACTCCTGATAGGGTTTCTGATTTAATCATACCTTATAATGGTTCTTCAGCTTATCTTGAATTGGGTTATGTAGATATTTATCCTACGGATGCTTTAGGTAATAATGCTAGTGGCACTAAATTATCTAGTGTAACAAATTATGATGGTGTTAGGTTGACACAAGATAATTTGTTAGTTATGATGAGACGTATCAATAAATTAGAAGATAGCATTGCATCTCTTGATATGGAACGTAGTATTGAGAATGGGGAAGATTTATCTAGTCTATCTGGCTATTTTACTGATGGTTTTGAAAATATCAATAAATCTGACTTAACATATACTGATACTGGTAGGCGATTAGCATATACTGCATGTATTGATTATGATAGAGGTGAGTTAACTACTTCTGCTACTATTGGTAGTGTTGATTTATCTATTGATGATAGGTCTAGTGATAGTTATGCTACATTTGGCAATATCATCGCCGCACCTTATAAGAATGTATTAACAGTGAGTCAACAAATGGCTACTGGTACGATGAATGTCAATCCTTATGCTAGTTACGGTCCGCTATGTAAAGTTGAGTTAGACCCTGCTATTGATAACTGGGTAAACACAAATAAAATTAATGTCTTTAATACTGTTGAAGATGTTAAATATGATACTACAACTAATGTATATAGTCATGGTTATTGGTCTAGAAATGCGACTAAAAATTTACGTGATTTCTTGCGTACTGAAAGAAAAGAAACAACTACAAAAGGTGATACTACTGTTTCTAATAGTACATCTGAGTCAGTTGCTAAATCTATCTATGAATACATGCGTGTAAAAGATGTAAATGTTAAAGGTTTTGCATTTGGTGCTAATGCTCGTAATATTAGGGGTTTATTTAATGGGAGACCAATTAGTTTAGTTCCAACTGGTAATAGTACTGCTGGTACAAATTATGCTGTTGAAGGTAAAACATATACTACAGTTAATGCAGATGGTAATGGCACTGTAACATGTAAATTTACTGTTCCTGATAAGACTCCTTGTGGTACAGTAGCTTTCCAAATGCAAGCTACTAATTCTGGTGGTGAGGTTCATAATGGTACTGCTAACTATACTGCTAATGGTACAATTCTAACTACTACTGTAACAAATACAACTACTATTACACAACATTATAAAGTATTAGTTGAAATTGATAATTTGTATGCTAATGACCCATTGGCTCAATCTTTCATTATGGATAATGTGTATGATAGGAACTTAGTTAAGTTAGATTTGTATTTTGCTAAAAAATCTGCTACACGTCCTGCTGTATTGCAAGTACGTAATATGGTAAATGGGTATCCTGGTGAGAAAGTATATGCTGAGGTAGTCATTGACCCTAAGGATGTTAAGATTCCTACAGATGCGAATGTTCCTGTTGCTACAGAAGTTGTATTAAATCAACCTGTATATTGTTATGCTAAACAATATTACTGTTTCGTAGTGTTATCTGATAGTAACGATTATGAAATGTATGTAGCTAATATGGGTGATAAATTGTTAGGTAAAAACGAGCAATTAGTAGTTAACCCTTATGCTACTGGTGTACTGTTCAGTTCTTCTAACTCTAGTACTTGGACAGCACATCAAGGTACTGATTTAATGTTTAACTTGTATCGTACTCAATATACAGGCAATGGGGAAATTATCTTTAATAATGTTCCTTTATCTGATATTACTGGTATTATGTTAGATGCAAGTTATGAAGTAGATAGCGATAGTGATAGTAAGAAGGTATCTTCTAATCGTACTGGTTTGAAATGGTTCTATCGTTTCACTAAGACTGGTGTTGGAGAAGTTCCATCTGATTGGTTAAGTATTGATACATTAGTATTTAGGGATTTACAATCTTATGCTAGGAATATTGATTTGAAGGCTGAGATTACAACTGATTTCAGTACATCACCATTTATTGCTAGGGATAGGGTTGCATTAAGGACATTCTTAGATAGTAAACAATCTACTTATATTTCTAAGTCTATAGATGAGACTAACTTCGCTAATCCTTATCAAGCGTTGAAGATTAGTTATCAAGCCGCTTTACCTCAAAATACATCAATGGAAGTATTCTACATGGATAAAGAAGATGGAGATTGGGTAAAACTTGCTACTGATAATACGACTGTTAATATTGGTGGTACAACAGTAAAAAGGGTATCTCTAGACTCTATTACGAATGTAGATGAAGAGTTCAAGCAATATACTTGGAATATCAATAAGATTGATAGTATGGTTACTAACAATCAGTCTAGGGGTTCTAAGTTCTTTAAAATTAGGATTGACTTAAATACTACACAGGCATTTAATCGTCCTAGGGTTAAGAAGCTTGCTTGTATCTTTAAGGAAAAAGAATATAGGACTTAATCTATATTTTTAGTACAAGTTTCTAACTATATATAGTATTGATAGCATAGAGATGTGTGTATTACACATCTCTATCTTTTTATTACATCAGATAATTTTGGGGGAATATATGCCTGAAAGAGTGCAAAATATGTTCTGTACAATGTTTAGAAAAACTGAGGAAGAACAGAAGAATTATGATGCAAGGGTTGCATTAAGTGATGCTAAAAAAGATTTAGAAGATACTAAAGAGAGTTTAGCTGAAACAACTGCGACTTTAAATAAAGCAATGAGTTTAATAGAGTCTTTATCTAGCGAACTTAATACATTACGAGAAGAATTAAAAAGTACAAAAGAGGACAAATAAATGGGTGTTTTAAAACAATATAATTCAGATTCCATTGACTGGAATATCGGTGCTTTATACGCACATGATGATTACATACAAAAACTATTTATAGTCATGAAAGAGTTAGGTTTAGTTAATCCTATAAAATATGTATTTGGGACTATACCGACTGTATTAGTTGGTGGTAGGGTAACTCCTAGAGATGCGACTATGGAAAATGCTTTCAAATTGATTGATAGATATAATCAATTAGGGGTTGGTTGTCGTTTAACATTCTCTTCAATGTATGTAACAAAAGATGAATTAAAAGATAGTGTTTCAAATCAACTCATGCAACACTTAGAAGAAAACAATCAAAAATACGGTGTTAGAATGAATGGTATTATTTTAACCTCTGAGTTATTAGGGGAATATATTTATAATACCTATAATTCTTTAGAATTAATTTCTTCACAAGTTAAGCCATCTGTAGAAGTTGGTTTAGGGAATGATACTGTAGAATATTATAATAGGTTATTTGATTTATTTGATATTGTAGTAGTGAATCCTAATAAGTGGTGTGATGCTAAAATAATTCATGGGTTAAAGCATATTGATAGAGTTGAATTTATTACGAATCATAGATGTTTTCCTGACTGTCCTAAGGCTGGTGAGCATTATAAAGCTCAGGTTGATTTGAGTAAGAAGATGCTTAGTGGTACAGATTATTCTTTAGAGGAAGATAAATTAGATACTATTAATAATTGGTGTTTGAGTGTTAGAGAGAAGTTCCCTTTGTTGGGCGTTTCAATGTCTGATTCTGAGATTAATTTATTAATTGATAATGGAGTCAAACATTTTAAATTAGAAGGTAGAGATAATGATGCTTTTTGTTTCTTGAGAGATGTAGGCGATTATATTTTTAATCATCAATATTTTTCTAGGATAGCACATAGCATTATGGGTGAGGCTGTATAGATATGTCTACAAGAATTGAGTCAAAAGATGGTGAGGAACTCTGGGGTCCTGACATATTCGGCAAGTACTCTATTGATAAGATACGAGTGATTGCTGAGATAATGAAGGGTGTTTTAAAAGACAATCCTATTACATTTATTAATAAATCTAAATCGGATGAAGATGTATATACTAAGACAGAAAGCAATACATTATTTATTTTAAAGAGTGATTTCAATAATATTGCTGGTGATTTAGTTAAATCTTTGACATCTAGTTATTTAAAAGAGTTAGCTAGTACACAAGGTGTTGCGAGTGCTACAGATGTTAAGTTACTAGAAAAGGTATCAAATTATTTAACAAGAGCATGTTTTGGTCAAACATATACAGAAATTAAAGATTTAGCGAGTATGAACATTGTGCCTATACCTGATAGGTTACAACAAGTTGAGACTCAAATTGTTTCTACTGATACACGAATTAATCATACAATGGGTGTTGTATTCGAGGTTAATAGGGATGGTTCTTTCTCTAGTGTATCTAAGGTTGCAACTAAAGAAGAGTTAAAATCAGTTAAAGATGTGTTAGGTAGTGGTGATATTACAGTACGTAGTGCAAAAAATATTATTGATGCTGTAAATCGACTTGATAAAAGCATAGTAGCTTTGGAGTCTATATCTGATTTTGTAAATACATTATCTACTACTGTAACTACTTTATCACGTACGGTAGATAGATTAGATAAGTTAATAGGAAGTGATTCATTAAAGACAACAAGTAAGACAGTTACTGGTGCTATTAATGAATTAAAGGGTTAAGAGGGGTAGTATTTAGTGGAAATTAAACCTTTTAAAAAGATAGATGGAAATGGGTACTCCTTTAGAGAGATATGGAAGATTTATGATGAACAGTTTAACATTCTTCGTGATATCGTACTTTCTCTAGGAGATAAATATCAAGTAGATAATGTTAGTGGTAGTGATGATAAAATCATTACACTAGATATACCATATAATAGTAATCAAGTATTTGTGTATTTTAATGGTGTATTGCAGTGGAAAGATAGGGATTATAGAGAGAATTCTCCCACTGAAATTGAGTTGTTGTTTGATAGAAAAGCAACGGATGATTTACGTATTGTTACTATTAAATCTAATGTAATTAAGGAAGACCTACATCAGTATCTTCATGATATTGATATTGTGGTAAAGAATGCTAAAGAACAGTATGATTCAGCTCGTAGTCTTGAATCTAGGTTGGTTGAATTATATTCTTCATTACAACAAACACATTCACTATATACTAACAATAGTACTACAAGTCTTGTAAATGATTTAACAAGATTAAAAAGTGAATATGAAAAAGTTAGCGAAGGTGTTAAAGCATTAGATATAAAACTTAAAGACTTAATTAGTAGCAGTGAGTATGTATTAGCTACTTTAAACCTGGATAGTCTTAAAGAGTTAGTAAATTCTATCAAAGAAAATTTAGATGAGTTGTCTAGAGAAAAAAGTTTGGATATTGTATATCCAATGTATGGTTCTAAGCAAGATGGTGACGATACTAGTGTTAATGATGTAGGTGAGTGTACATTTGTTGGGATTGATAAAAAACATTGGTTTATGATTGATACATTCTCTAAGTCTGTTGGGGATGGTGGTTATTACTCAATTAAACGTGCTATGTCAGCTAATAAAATTACTAAGTTTGAGTTTTTATTAATAACACATTGGCATGAAGACCATTATGGGAATGCAATTAGGCTTATTAAAGAAGGATTAGTTGAGAAAGTTTATGTACAAGACGTAACTAAATATCCGAGTGGCATTAGTGGTATTTATGGGATGTCTTTCTCTGATTTAAAAAGAGTATATGATGAGCATAAGACAGCATCAGGTCAGAAGAATATTCCTTTTGAGACAGCACCTAGTGGAGTTGTGGATTTTCATGGTGCTAAATTAATGTTTCATAATAATGATGATACAGCTATTGCAAAGCATAATTCAAGTTGGGTAAATGGTAATTATAATAATACTTCAATATGTTTATTAGTTTCATATATTGGTAGGAACTTCTTAGCACAGGGTGATGGTGATAAGGAAGTTATGAAGGAGTATTTATATATTCTACCGTCAAACATTGATTTATTAAAATCTAATCATCATTCAATGGCATCTATGCCATTATCTTTTAGGAAATTAAACCCTAGAGATGCAGTTATTACTGCTAATAAATATCAATTATCTTCTTCTACTCCGATGTTTAATTATCAATCTTATTTATTTGATATGGGTTCTAATGTGTATTTTTTAGCGAATCAGTCAGAAGATATACATATCACATATAGTTCTTTGTATTGGGATATAGAGTATAATAAAAATATAGTTATTGGTCATCCTGATAATTGTGCTTTTTTATCTGGTGAGTCTGGTGGTCATATTTTTGTTGATTGCAATTATAGTGGTAATGAAAGTACTGGAGATAAAGATAAGCCTTTTAAATATTTAGAGGATGCAGTTCGCATGGCTCATATGAACTATATGAAAGAGATTCATGTTAATATTGCTCCTGGTGATTATACAAAGGGTGTAAATAATTACAACTTCGCTAATATTAACACCTTAAAAATGATAAATTTACTTTTCTTGGGTTTAAGAGGTAGGGTTAGGTTTGTTAATACAGGGAACAGTTCTGCTACTTTACCTACTGTTTATGTTTCTAACAGTGATTTTGTTATATTTGAGAATATTACTTTTAAAGATGGTGATATGTATACCTCAGATGTAGTTAGTAGTTTAGGTTCATATGGAAGTGCATTAATTACAAATTCTACTGTTAATTTCATTAAGTGTAATTTTACAATTTCTAATAATGAAATTGTAAATAAAGAGAAGAGTAATAATAATTTTAATACTATTCACGTTGATTCCTTTTCTTCTAAAGTAAAGTTAGATTCATGTACTTTAAATGGGAAGGCTAGATTTGGCATTCGTTCTGCAGAAGGCTCAATAGTTAGTGTTGTAAATACTATGACTGTTGATGATTCCGTAAAGACTGTTTATTATGCAACAGATGGTGATATTATAGTTAATGGTGTTTCAACTAAGAACACATCTAATGAGTCAACTGGTGGTGGTGAAGTTCGCTTTCAAGATGTAGCAACAACTCCAACGTATGATAAGACTACAAGGGGTCAGGTTATTGGAACACGACTATCTAAAAAATATGGTGGTCAGTTGGGTTATATATCAGATGGTAATGGAGGGTATGCATCAATAGACCATTTTAATAAGAGTGGCAACTTAAACAATAAACCTAACTTTGAAGGTCAATTTGCATATGATAAATTAGGTAAAAAGATAGGTTTCGCTCTAGGCTCTGCTAATCAGTCTGATTGGCTTGAGTTGGCATCTAAGGAAGATGTCAAATCATCTACTGGAGTTAAAGAGTGGAGAATTGGGGAAATATATCGATATGGTGATTTAATTAGGACATCAAGGGGAAAAACCTTTTTAAATATTAGTGAAGGTAGTTTTCAATATTCTTCAAATTCTGTGTTAGATTCCTTTAATGGTAATCCTTTAGATATAGTTCAGTATGGTAGTTATAAACTCGTTGCATTAGATACAACTGATAGGGGTTCATATATGATGTCATTGTTACACAATAGACCTAATAATATGCAACTACCTAGTACAAATGCTGAGATGAATAAATTAGGTATTTTTGCTAGTTATTATAGTAATAATGTGTTTAAAAATCAGCCTACAAGATACGGTCAACTTATAAACTTACCTTGCTCTATGGATAATTCTGCAGAGTCTATGCAGTTGTGGATTGAACAGTATTCTGGGCAGATGTATACTCGTGGTGGGAATAATGAAAATGTTATAGCTGATACAAAATTTCAACCTGTATACCCTAATAATTTTGAGGACGTAGATGTTTTATGGCATCAATTTATAGCTGATAGTTCTGATATGGGTGAAAAGAGATTAAAAGCACCTTTATCTGAATATAAGAAGATGTACTTAGTGTTGGCTGGTGATGAGAGTCATGAGTATTTAGAGTTTAATAGTTTTGATATAGGTATATTACGTAAGATGTCTTATGGTAATGTAGCTAACAAATATTATAATGGCACTAATTTTATTAAATTATCTACAGGTACTTATTGGTGGGGTTTAAAATTAGGTGCGACTTTTGGTTCTACTAGAATGCGTGATGTTTTTGCTGATGCTGAGAATTGTAGACTATTGAGTGTTATGGGATGGCCGAGGATTCATGGTTATGATGCATAGTAGGTAGGTAAAGAATGTATAAGATTCCTTATAAAATGGTTGAGATAGCTACTGATAGTGGTGAGATATTAACTTTAGAAGATGTACTAAAATCACTATCAAATGTACCTATGTCATTATACACAGGAAATAACGACTTTACTAAAGAGAAGATAGAAGACGTAATCAATTATCTAAAGGCTAGTGGTGGTGGTCAGTTTACTATACCTGAGAATCCTCCATATCATAAATTAACAGTAGATGTTCATAGGAATAAGTTTCAGAATTATGTAGTACATTTTCTATACTATGATTATCGTTACCCTATAGGAACTGAGAAGAGACCTTATACTGGGGAGAATTGGCAAGCTGGGGATATCATTTACAATCTTGATATTTTAAATTCAGATGATAAATGTACTTTATGGTTTTGTAAAGAGAGTGGTAATGATACATCAGCTGGGAAATGGTCTCAACAATCTATATGGCAATTATCTTCTAGTGAGATAGATGGTTTAGTGGTTTCTCATGTAGGTTCTTCTATCGGTCCGCTTGTTAAAAAAGAAGTAGGGGAACAGGGTCCTGCTATGATGTCTAGTGAGGTTACTAAGCAGTTAGATGCAAAAGTACCTACTAAGGTTGAAGAAGAGGTTACTAAACAATTAGCAACAACTGTTCCTACTCGTGTAAGTTCTATTGTTGAGACTAATTTACCTAATGAAGTTACTAAACGTGTAGATTCTGTCATCACTCCTATTATTAATGCTAGATTGGGTGCTACTTTATCAGATGCATCTGTTACTAAGTTGATTAATGATAAAGTAGACCCTAAAGTCAAGTCTATTACTGATACTGCTCAACAGACAGTCAATACTAAGATTACTGAAGCGACTTCTACATTAAATAATACTGTAAACAATTATATAGATGAGGCTAAACGTAAATTAGGTGCTATTACTACAGTAACTGAGAAAGATGTAGATGATAAGATTAAAGAATCTTCTAAGGCTATTAATAGTAAAATAGATAATATTGTTACTACTAAGTTAGCTAATCTTAGGACTGGTCATAGTGATATAGTAGCGACTGAAGAATATAAAATGGGTGCAGATGGTGTTGTTGATGATACTGCTAAGTTTGAGCAGTGTGTCAATGATGCTAGGGGGAAAGTATTAATTATTAGTCCTGGTGTGTATAAACTCACTAAAAATATATTTATTGGTGAGTGTAAGGACGTAATTTTATTGGGTTCTTTTAATGCGAAAGTTCCTTTTATTCCTAATGATGACATGTTTGTGACTGCACCTAGTAACATTGAGTATATAAGTACAGTTGCTTTAGATACAAATAAGGTAAATCAATGTCAAGGTTTTGCGTATAATTCTACTAATAATGAATTTGTACTAGCTACTGTTAATTCTGACAATACAAATCAGATATTGTATATACTAGATGGAGATAATATATCTACTGTAAAGCGTAAAGTAGAATTTAGTGATGTAGAAAAGTTAGGTCATTGTAATACTATGACATATAACAAAGATACTTCTACTTTGTATGTATGTAATGGAGATACAAATTCTAATCCTTTGAAGATGGCTAAATTAAGTAATACATATTCTTTGACTGGGGTACATACTGATTCTTCTAGTGTTAAGAAATATAATTTTGCATATGACCCTATCACTAAGTGTTATTGTTCAATCATGCCTGGAAATAGGACTAGTAGTTTACGTCATGTATATATTCTAGATACTAACTTTACTGTTATTAGGGAATTTGATGTTGATTTCTTGACAAAAGATTTCAATAATAATGGTGCTATGTTCTATGATGGAAATATCATGTGTGCTAGTATCAATTCTATTTTACAGTTTGATGTATTTGGGAATACAAAAACAATTATAGAGATTGATAGTTCTTATGAGATAGAAGATTTTGATATTAAAAATGGGTATATTTACTTTAGTGTATTAGAAGGACATAAAGTACATATATTTAGAGGAATTAGTAATAAGTTCAATTCTGTTCATATTAACAACATGAAAGTAAATCGTCTTTTGTTACCTAATAATTCTCCTTTGTCTGGCTTAACTGCAGATGGTAAAGCATTAAGTCTTGTTAAGGTAGGTAGTTCTGGTTCTTCAGAGATAGGTGATAAGACTGCTACAACTGTAATTGTTGGTAAGGAAGTTAAGACATGGGATGGTGGAAATGCATCGTATACGTTACTTTCTACTAAGCATTATGGGGAAGCTATCTATTCTAAAAAACAAGTAGATGATTCTTTTGTTAAGAAGTCAGAATTAGTAAGGACTAATATCACAACTCGTCCTGATTATGTTGGTCAAATCGCTGTAGCAGATGGTAAAACTTATATTGCTGTTAGTACACTTAACGTTGTAGATGGTTGGAAAGAGTTCGCAAGCGGTCCTGCTGGTGCAGTTGATAGAGTACGCTTTAACAACGGTGCAGAATTGTGGATTGACGACTAATCTTTAATTTTATATTCACAATTCATATCTTAGAGAAAATTATATATAGGTAGTGTTACAACAAGTAGGGGGTAGTCCATGAAAAGAAATGTAATTTTTAGGGGAACTACCCCTACTCTTGAAATTAGAATGGGTAGGGGTATTAAGGTAGAAAATATAGATGGTTTGACTGTTTATGTTTCACAGGGTATCACTATACTAAAGAAAAAACTTGAGGATGTAAAAATTAATAAAGCTGAGAATCTTGTATATGTACCTTTAACAGAGTTAGAGACATATATGTTTAGCCCTAGTGTTATTAATGTACAGATTCGATATAAGCTACTGAATGATTCAAATATATACAGTACGCATATTTATCCTTTTAGAGTGTTAAAGCAAGTGTGTGATGAGGTATTTAACGAATGAATGAGGGTATAATCAAGTCTAGTGGCAACTTTGGTAAGGTTAGTATTAACTCAGATTATGTTAATATACAATCAAAGATTGGTGGCACTGATAGTGGAACTGCAGAGACTTCTAATAGGGTAAAAGTTACTAAAGAAGAAGTAAAAGATATGCTGAAAGAAAAACAAAATAAATTAATAGCTGGAAGTGGTATTTTATTAAATGAAGATACGAATGAAATATCTGTTTCAGCAGACAAGGTAGTTGTTAAAGAGGGCGAAAATATTGCTGATTTAACAGCTTTGTATTTGTTAGCTAAAGGTGAGAATTAATGGCAGATTTAAAAGATAATTTACAGGGTTTAGCGACTCAGTTAGGTACTGATATTAAGGGTATCAAAGCATCTATAAAATCTACAGACGATAAAATAGGCACATTGGGTTCTTTATCTACTACTAATCAATCTTCTATTGTTGAAGCTATTAATGAGGTAAAGGCTAATATTGTTACTGCTCAAGGTGGTGCTATTACTGAGCAAGCTGTAGATACTAAGCTACAAGCTAAACAAGATAAATTAACTCCTGAGGGAAAAATTTCAATCACAAAAGATAATGGTAATGGTTTAACAAAGATTAGTGTGGATTTATCTGATTATGTAGATAATACTAAATTAACTACTAAGTTAAATGATTACACTACTACAACAGGTTTACAAAGTAAACTAGATACTAAACAAAATAAATTAACCGCTGGTAGTGGTATAACATTAACTCCAGATGGTACTATTAAAGCAAGTGTTGATTTAAGTACTGTAGCGACTAAACAAGAATTAACTGATAAGATTAGGGAAGCAGTAACAAATCTTGTGAATGGTGCAGATGCGACTATGGATACTTTTAAAGAAGTACAAGAAGCATTAAAAGCTGATAAGACTGTGACTACTGCATTAACTTCTTCAGTAGCTAATAAACTTGATTATAGTCAAGCACAATCTTTATCTACGCAACAAAAACAACAAGCATGTGCTAATTTGGGTATTGGTGACCCTACTGTTGATTTAGTGTCTGTGTATACAACTGCTAGGGATTCTGTGTAAGGGGATTAATGTATGAGTGATAAATTGGTTAGTAATCTAGAGTCTTTTGCATCTACAGTTGCATCAGATGTAAAGGGTATTAATGCTAGACTAGCAAAATTCAATGAGACTCACGCATTAATTTCTGAATCTGAGACTGAACCTACTGGTGCAGATAAACCTTTATTTTGGGTTAAGACTGTTCCTGATAGTGAGGTTACTAAAAACGTATCAAAGATTGTCTATAGTAATAATGGTTTGACATTAACATATGATGATGCATCTGTAGGTACTGTAGATTTACAAGGTTTAAAGACTCAAAGTAGTTCTGTAGCAGATACTGCTAAAAAGTTAAGTAATGCTGTTAGTATTAATGGAATTTCATTTGATGGTTCTAAGAATATTACAATACCTATTACAAGTGCAGAAGTAAGGAATAATATTAATACTACTGCATCATTTATAGGTCAGATAGCTGTAGTAGGTGAGAAAGTATATATTGCTGTAGGGACTAATAATGTTCAGCAATGGAAAGAAGTAACTGCATCTAGTGGTGGAGGAAATGGTGGTTCTGCTAATGATGTAGTATTTTATGATGTAACCTATACAAGTGTAGCAACAGCAACTGCAGATACTGAAAGTTATTTAGCTTATAATAGGGCAACTGGTTGGGGTGTATTGCATTTAGATTTCCACTTAAATAGTGATGCTGATATGAATCGTATTATAGCGAATTTACCTAGTAATGCTCCTCTTGCTTTAAAGACATATGATAAGCAATTCCGTAACAGCAATGATGTTACTGGTAGCGTATTTGTTAATAAAGGTTCACGCTCTTTGATGGGTTATGGCATGACACAAGGTTTCACTGGTCGTGATTATAATTTTGATATTATAGGTTTTTGGAAGTTGGTGTAAGATGGCGAAAAAAGAATTATACTATTATGATAGAAAAACAGATTCCTATAAACGTATTAATGGGTATGTATTAGGTGATACATCTGATAATTTAGTACGTTCTCTAATGCCTAACATTAACTTCACTTTAGATGAAAACAAAGACCTATTTGTTGATGTAGATTATAATAATCTCCCTGAGCCTGAGAAGTCTAAACCTGAGGAGGATAAGGTAAAGACTTATGACGTTGTATGGGGTAATGCTCAACCTAGCAACCCTGGGGGTAGTAGGGGATATTTAGAATATAGTACTGTTAGCGGATTTGGTAAGTTACATTTAGATATAAAACTAAAAAATCCTAGTGGTAATGGTAATGTCATTGCGACATTACCTAATAATTCTCCTATACCGACTCGTTTATTAGAGAATTCTATTAATGCGAATAATAACTCTATATATTTAGAACCTAATTCTAGGGATATTAAAGGTTGGGGTGTTCCTGCTAATACTCGTTATATTATCGATATAGTAGGGTTTTGGAAAGAGGTTAAATAATGGCTAGGGTAAGATTGGGTAATCTCGGTGGACTAGCTGTAAAAACTTTCAATACGGATGCTGAGTGTTCTAGTGGTTATTCTTCTTTGAGTGATGGCACACTTATTTTTATTATAGGTGAGTCAGATGTAGGTTATGGGAAGATATATCAAAAAGTAGGTGGTAATCTTGTATTATTATCAAAAAGAGGGGGTACAAGTACTCCTAGTGATACTAATTCATGGTTATTAGGTACAGATGAGAATATAGCTAAAATAGCTGAGGTTAAGTTAGATAACATTGTTAATCAATGTCAAGGTTTCACATATAATAGTGATAAGAATCAATTTATTCTAGCATGTGTAAATTCTGATAATACTAAGCAAGTATTATATGTACTAGATGGTAATACATTTAGTGTGTTGTCAAAAAAGACATATTCTGATAAGGATAGATTAGGTCATTGTAATACGTTATGTTACTTTAATAGGAAAGTATATGTTACTAATGGTGTAGTAAACCCTAATAAAGTAACTGTTTTGAGTGATGCTTTAGAAATAGAATCTCAAATAACTGTAACTGAAAAAGTACATAACTTAGCGTATGATACTTCTTCAAGGCAGTTTATATCTATACTTCCTGGAAATGATAATACTTCAAGGGTTATCAATTATTATGATGAATCATTTCATTTACAGAAAACAAAAACTGTGAATGTAGTGTCTAATAATAATGATACTAATGGTGCATTATCTGTTAATGGGAATATTATTATAGGCATCAATGGTTCTTTAGTAGAGTTCAATAATTCTTATAACTCAAAATCGATTGGCATCAACAAGGATATTGAGTTAGAGGATTTTGTATATAAAGACAGTAAGGTTTATATGACATCTAATTATAGAGGTCGTGTAATACTTTATTGCTCCTCTAAAGATACGACATACTATTTGAATATTAATTCTGATATATCAGATGGTATGGTATTAGACAATAATATACCATTATATGGTAAAGATACTAATGGGACTATTTGGTCTTTAATTAAACTTTCAAAAGGTAATGGTGTTGAGGCTGGTCATAAAGATAAACCTCTTGCATTATCTGCTAGTAGGGTTACATGGTGGGATGGTTCTACTTCTAGGTCTTTGTTGTCAACAAAAGACTTTGATGAAGGTAGTAAGGTACTGTATAGAAAATCTGAGATAGATGATAATTTTATTACTAAAGAAGATTTAGAACAGATTCTTAATAAGTTAAAGAGTATTAATGGAGAAAGTTAGTAATGGGAAGGTCTAAACGAGAAATTATGATTGATTTAGTGGCAGAACTTGACAAATTTGGTGGTATCATCACTGAAATTCAAAAAGCAATTGAGTCTAAAGGTGTTACATCAGAAGGTAAATTTTCTAAGTTAGCAGAAGAAATTCGTCAGATTCAAGGTATCTCTGCATATAGGGAGATAGTTGATGCTACTGAGAGGGCATACACAAAGGGTTATACTCTTGCTGAGTTGGTATCTACATTGGATGGTCTTGAAAATAAAAATAAACCACCTAAGCCTGATATTCCAGTCCCTGGTGGTGATTTCAACGCTGATACTGCGACTGAGATTTTACCTAAACAGTTTTATGGTAAGTATGATTTAGAGGGTGCTTTGACTTGTCCTAATGTTACAAAAGTTGGTGCAGAAGCATTTGTAGGCACTGATTATAATGTTGTAACATTACCAAAAGCTACAGAAATTGATAGAGATGCTTTTAGATATTCTAATATTAAAGTATTATATATTCCTAGCTTTGTCTGGAGGGATAATAACCTTAAATTAGATAACAGCAGCTATCCTACTTATATGCTTAATAAGATTGTAGTAGCAGATGAGTCTGTTCCACCTAGTGATATATCTTTCAATAAAGTTGATTTTGAAGTATACAATCATGATGAAACTAAAAAATGGGATATTTATATGAATGTGTGGAAAAATGTTTAATCATATACTATTTTAGATAAAAAGTACACAAGATAACTAAAATAACAAATATGAGGTGTTACAAATGGACTTTAATAGTTTAAAAAATGTTACACCTATATTTCATACATTATTAGATAATGCTAAGAGTGGTATTCCTAAGAAGATTCAAGTTTTCATAGGAATACTTGCTCTTATTTGGTTACTACCTATAGTATTAGATATAGTGTTTGTCATTTTAGGTGTATTTTATGATTATAAGCCAGACACAATACTAAAATTTTTACCTAGGTTAGAACAGTTGATAAGTATACTCACTGGTGTTTCTGCTGTAGCTTGTTTAATGGCTATTATAGGTTTATTTACTGATTCTGATAGTGATGGTATACCTGACTCTATTGATAAGGACAACAGAACTCCTATAACAAATAATAGTGTTCAAGTCAATGTTGGTTCTGATAGCAGTAAAGTTCCTAAGCTACCACTACACATTGACAAGTAGTAGTTTATCAGATTGGTATTGTTAGTATGCGTATGCTTTATAGGAGATTTTTAATGATTGGTGACCTTAGTAAAGAATATGAGTCTAATGGCGATATTGGTGCGATTTCCACTGGTGAGGGTGATTATGGTGGTAAGTCATATGGCATGTACCAATTAGCTAGTAATGTAGGTTCAGTTGATGATTTTATTGCATGGGGATTAAACTCTGATTACAGCTGGATTGCTGAGGAGTTAAACAAGTATGTTGTAGGTTCATATGAATTTGACAATGCTTGGATTTATTTTGCAAATAACGATTATGATAATTTCTATAGTATGCAACATAATTACGCTATTTATAAGTACTATGATGTTTCTGTTGAATTGTTGAGGGAGCATTTATTTAACATTGAAAATCATAGTGAGACTATGAAGGATGTAATTTTTTCACGTGCGATTCAATATGGCACAGGTAATATTGTAGAAATGTTTGAAGATGCTCTAGTGATTATGGGTGAGAAATTAAATCTAGAGTTAGATAATCTTTCTTTTGTAGATGAGAAACGATTTGATTATGATTTGATTACATCTATTTATTAAGACGCCGAAATATTTCTTATGACTTTATTTATATTTTTAGTCATGAGATATATTTTGGAAGAATAGTAAGTCTATAGGGAAACTTGTAGATAGTGATAGAATTTCTATCCAACTAAGACATTGAATTGCTGGGAACCTCTAAAGCTAACTAAACTACAACGTG